GCCGAGCCATCTAATTCGGCAAGATTTGCATTCGCCCCGGAATGGTATAAACTTGAGCAGACTAACGAGCCGCTCTACGTCAAGGCAAGCGAATGTACTTGAAAGCTGAAGAAGTTTCGTCCATTCCCATCCTATTGCTGGATGGCGACGGCAATGAGATCAAGAACTGTATCGACATTGATACAAGAACTGGCAATGCGTTTGTTTTTATTGATTTTGATAAGCCCAACGAATGGCCGGCTGACTGGCGATTCGGTCAGTTCATCGGAACAGGCGGTGGCATGAAAGTAGTGGCCACCTTCAAGCTTCCGATCACCGTTATCCTCAGGGACACTGACATCGTTGTTGAAGACGAGCTTCAGCTGCTGGCCGCCGCTCGTTTTGAAAACCTTGGGCGTCAGATCGACCGCAAGGCAATTCAGAACAAGAATCGGATTGATGATGCGTTCATCAACCTGTGGGCAGAGCTTGGCATGGCAAAAGCTGGTATTCGTTAATACTTAGTTGAATTTGGTCGGGGGCGCGGTAGAGTGTCGGTGTCCCCGCCATACAGCCTTGGATCAGGAAGTTAAAAAGGACCTTGAGAAACTGCGAGAGCAGGCGCAGTCCGCGAGGGTGCTGACGAACCTTGCGTCTCTCAGTGGAATCGCAGCCATTCCGTTTGCATTTGTTGGAATCTTTATCGGCAACACGGCACTTGCGGCAGCAGCGCTTTGCTGGCTTGTAAGCCACTTCGTCGGCTATATCACCAGAATGCTGCAAGAGGAGCATAAGCAAGCCGAAACCCGCCTTTATCTTGCAGAAGCGGCGGCGCAACTTAATCGTACCAGGCCCAGTGGAAGCCCATTTTCCCACAGAGTGAGCTTGAACTAATGGAAAAAATCGAGCTTTCAGCTTCTCAACACTTTGAGATTGAGAAGATCAATCGAGCCATTGATCGTGAGACTGACGTGGACAAGCTCAAGAACACGCTGAAAGCTCTTACCAGGGCCTGGATGATTCAACGATGTGCTACGAGCTGGATCATGCGGCAAAAAGGTATTGACTTCCCATTCGCCAGCCCATCCGACCAATGATTGAATACTTCCTGACGCTGCAGCTTGATGCTCAGCGTACAATGGACATTCGCGTTGAGGCGCCATGTGCATACGATGCACGAATGAGATATAAGAATTCTGGCGGCAAGCATCGCATTATCGCCATTCGGCCATGCGTGAAGCAGGCTAACCAAGAATGAAGTTCCATCGCATCGAGCCGTTTCCCCAGGAAACTTTCTACGTGCTTGCCGAAGAGCACGAAAACGTCAACTGCGTAGCCAACAATCCAGTTTGCTTTTCTCCGATCAACTACGGCATTGAAGAGGTTGAAGCTGGTGACATCCCCGTTCACGCAAAAGTCGTTGTCATTGATCCTATGACCGGCCGCATCAGACGAGTCAATCTTGAAACAGCAGTAAAAATGAGCACCGGAGAAGAACTGTCTGGCGTGAATGATGTTGCAGCCGCTGTTGAGACATTGAGGGCTGCGTTTCAGCGCAATGGCCTCAACTCACCCGTATCAATTCAGCTTGAAGATTCTGATCAGGCAGTTAAGCTTGCACTTCTTTTTGGCAATCGCCTTACAGATAGCGCTCTGTCGCGGTTGATTCGTTCGATTACCACCGGGCGGGACGGGTTTCTGATCGACGGCATCCGGTTCACCTGGCCAGCACCCTCTTGGTCGCGTCCAGCTGGTGGGTTTCAGCGGCTCAGGCAGCTGTTTGGTGCCGGCGGCGACCTCGGATCCCCGAGCGACAACCAGGCGCCCTGAGCGGCTTCCGGGGCTGCAAGAGATCGACTGAAACCCCTCGCTACGATTGGCAGTAGGTGGTAGTGGTCGATCATGTCTGGCGCTTTTCTGATCGGCAGGGGGCCAGATGGCAAGGACAGGCCCGCAACTGTCAACACGGATGGCGCACTGAAGGTTGATATTGGCAGTGCAACGCTTTCTGTTACGGCTGATGGCGTTGAAATCAAAAATGACTCCGGCAATCCGGTTCCCGTTGTCACTGGTCTTGAAATCCCGGAGCACGATTACATCAGCCTGAGCTACACGGGAAGCAACCTGACAGGAGTTGTCTACAAGACCGGTGGATCTGGTGGGACGACTGTTGCAACGTTGACGCTCACATACGACGGTGGCAACAATCTGATCTCCGTCGCCAAGAGCTGAGCCATGGGATACGCCTTCAACCCGTTTACCGGGAACTTTGATGTTACCGGTGCTGCGGCCTCTGTTCCAGATCCGCTGACAGTCAATAATCTTACTGTCAACACGCTGCTGACTGCGGCGCATATTCACGGCAATGTTGCCGGAAGTCTTTACATTCACGTAAAAAATACAAGTAATACAACGCTTGCAAAAGGCACGCCTGTCTATGCAGTTGGTGCTGTTGGCGATACGACGACTCTTGAGGTTGCTGCGGCGGACTCCGCGGATCCCGCAAAGTCTCCGGCGATTGGCGTTCTTAACGAACAGCTAATTCACAACGCTTCCGGCCATGCCGTGATGTTCGGTGAAATCACCGGAGTCAATACTGGCTCATACCAGATTAACGACGAGCTTTATGTTGCTGCTGGCGGTGGTCTGACTGCTACCAAGCCGGTAACTGGCTACGTGCAAGCTATTGCCATTGTCGGTCGCGTTCATTCCAGCACTGGAACACTGCTGATCAAGATCGGCAGCCAAATGGATGATGCTGCTGGGAGCGGCGGACAGATTCAGGTCAACAATGCTGGAAATCTTGGGACGGTAACTGGTTTCGATATTGATGCAAGCGGCAATCTTGGCATTCCCGGCGACATTAACCTTGATGATGGGGGTTCGTTTACTACCACACTGCAGACGATCACGCCAACCGACAATCGTACGATCAGTCTACCCAACGCTACGGGAACTGTTGGCCTGGTTGCTGGCAGCAGTGGCAATGTTGCCTACAACCTGAATGGTGCGTATGCAGGCCTGAGCACACTGAATGTTGATGTTAGCGGGAACCTGACACTGAGCGGTCGGCTGACCAATAGCTATACGTCGCTTGCATCGGCTCCTGCCAAGCAGTTCACGGGTACGTGGTTCACGGGTGGAACGGCAACGACCACCAAGCCGCACTTCCTGATCGAGCCAGCGGGCACCACGTCAACCAACTGGAGCACCGGCGGGACGGGGCTGGGTGTCAATGCGCCGAGCGGCTGGACCGGACGCCTGCTGGACCTGCAGCTCAATGGCGCAAGCCGGTTTGTTGTTGGGCATAACTTTATTGCCCTGCAGAATCCTGATGGCACTGCCACGGGTGGCAATGCCAGGGGCGCCAATGCTGTTGACCTCAGCACTGGCAGAACCAATGCCGTCAACGTAGCCAGCGGTAACAATTCATTTCAAGCGGCCTGCACGGAAGGCAGGGCCATGGGAATTCGCTCGGTTGTTTTTCATAATTCTATTGCTTCTGGCAATGACAGCTTTGCAACAAGCGGCGGGGAGGCAAGCGGATCCAGGTCTGTAGCGCTTGCATTTGGAAATGCTAGCGGCCAGGATTCTTTTGGTGCGGCTGGCGGAAACGCGTCAAATACGAACGCAGTGGCGCTAGGTTCTAGCGCAAGCGCCACAGGTATTCGCAGTATTGCATTTAACTGGGGAGCTGTTACGCCAAACATTGGCCAGTTTGCTTATGGCTTTAGGAACTACGGGGCGCAATGGACAGTCATGGGCATGGCGGCCCAGACCACAACTAGTAGCGCAACTGAGCTATTCGGAGAAGGATTTAGCGGTTACAGGCAAGTTATTCCAGCCAATACCACATGGGCCGGTACGGCCACCATTCTTGCCCGCACCCGTAATGGCATTTCTAATGCTCATTTCCAGCGACAAGTGATGATCAAACGTGACGGCAGCAACAACACAACGCTTGTTGATACCGTCAAAACACTCGGCACGGACATCAAGTCAAATGCCGACTTTGGCGCGACCGTGACCATCACGGCAGACGACAATCTAGCGGCACCACATGCACCGTCACCATGAGCGCCAACCATGGCCTGCTGACTGGTGACTATGTGACCATTGCCGGAGCTGCTGAGACGGCGTACAACGGCACGTTCACGATCACAAAAACAGGTGATACAACTTTCACCTATACCGCAGGCTCTACACCATCTGCTTCGCCGGCCACTGGCACGGTAACCGCCAACATCACCTGCAACTGGGTCTGCAAGCTGGACCTTGTTCAAATCACTCATTCCGCCTGATCACCATGGCCACACTGACCATCAACTTGCCCGACAGCGCCCTTGACGGCCTGATCGAAGCCGGCAACCGCAACAACACCACCGCCGAGGCCATTGCTGCTGAGGCGCTGACCAACCAGGGCAACAGCTACGCCGAACTGTTCGGCCTCGCCCGCGTCACCGGCGCCGCCTTTGTGCTGCGCTTCACTCCTGATGAGTACGCCGCGATCGTCAATGCTGCACCGAGCAACCCTGACGTGGCCGGCTACATCACACAGCTTGCTGCTCAAGCCTGGGTGCCGCTGACCGATCCACGTCTGCAGCCTGCGCTGGAGAGCCTGGCCGCTGCCGGGTTGATCGCCCCTGAGCGCGTGACCGAGCTGGTGGCCTATGACCGTCCCGTGCTTGCACAACCGGGGGAGTGATGGCGGGCTGTCTCTGCCGAGAGAGAGCCCGCGATGAACAAGGCTGCTTCATCGGCGACGACCCGAGCACGCCGGACGTGGATGAGGCGTGGACCGTGGCCTAAGACGACGACACTACAGCAGGTGCGGTGATGACACTGAAACTGAAGAAGCCAACCGGCGCGACATTGATCATCAAGAAGCCAACCGGCGCCAGGCTGGTGATCAAGGCGGCATCGGTCTGACCGCTGGATTAGTCACGGTCTTGTCAACGGCGGTTGAATATACTTGGACGGGACGGTGTGTTGGTAGCGCCCGCCCCAGACCGATCCACACACCTGGACCGATGCACAGAGTCTACCCATTTCCCCCTTGCTGGGAGACAAAAATTGATACACCCTGCCCACTTTTGATGCCGTGCTCAAGCTGCAAAACCCTTAAGCCCGTTACGTCTTTCTACGCCTACAGACAGAAAGGACACAGAATTAACAGTGGCAGACTTGATCTTTACGGGAGGAAGCGGCATTCGTGCTGCAAAGAGTGCGGCATAGCGTACTACATCAAAAGATCCCCAAAGGATAAGCTTTTTCAGGCCGCAAAAGGTAGAGCGAAAAGATTTGGAATTGACTTCTCTATTGCTACGGATGATTTTGAGATTCCAAGTGTATGCCCCGTTCTTGGTATTCCCCTTTTTCAGGATGTTGGTGGGGGTTCGGCCGGCGGATCTAACAACTGGAATGCGCCGACTCTTGATAGAATTGACAATTGCAAGGGATATATCAAGGGCAACATCTGCGTAATAAGTAGGAAGGCAAATACACTCAAAGGCAATGGAACCCCCGAAGAGCTTGCTGCTGTTGCTGCCTATGCTCTATTGGCACTTTCTAGCGAAGGGCTGGAGAAACTCGCCAAGCGCCCACTCATAGATAAATTCAGGCTTCTGGGTTAGCGGGATCGCTTTTGATGCCATGCTGTAAACTTGCTTGGCCCCGCGAGCCGCAAACTCCGGGGCCGCTGACCACCTTTCGATAGCCCGAGCGCTGCGTCAACAGTCTCGGGTTTTTTGTTGCTAAAATCTGGTACTCACCAGATCTTGAATGCCCGCCAGGACCAAGGCCAATGCCTACGCCGATCGCGCAGCGGCTCGATCCCTCGGCTTGCTGCACAGCACGGAGATCCTGACGAAACTGAGAAAGCGTGCGAACTCCAGCTTCGACACAGAAGCGGCTGAAATCAAGATACTCGAAGACCTGCTACCATATCAAAGAGCGTTCGTCCAGGACTTTCAGCATAAGTACGTCGGGTTCTGTGGGGGCTACGGGTGCGTCGCTGGTGAAACACTCATCAACGGCACACCCATTAAAGAACTGACGGAGGCGACAATTCAAGTTCAAACTATTGGCGGCACAGCTGAAGCTTCGCCCGCTTACAGGAAAGGCGTTGCTTCACTTTTCAGGGTAACGACTGCAAATGGATGCAGCATTATTGTTACCAAAGAGCACAAGTTTTTAACACTGCTTGGGTGGCGTAAGCTCGGAGATATTTACAAGGAGACTCCAATTGCTGTTCGCAGAAATGGCGCAGAAGAGCGGCTCAATATGCCGAGCCCATGGGCAATCTTTGTTGGTAATAGAATTAGGGAGCTTGGCATCCAAGGTGACACGGATGCCTTCTTGTCAAGTCGCGAATATGGATGGTCGAATATTGCCGCCATTGAGTATGTGAGGGATGATGATTTCTACGATCTTCATGTTCCGCTCTGGAATCACTACGAAGCTCACGGCATCCTAAACCACAACTCAGGCAAGACGTACAGCCTTGTAATGAAGCAGTTATTGCTCTGCTTCCGCTCCCAGGGCTTTACACATCTCTTCCTTGAGCCAACCATTCCACTGATTGATGACGTTGCGCTACCAAAGTGGAACGAGGTACTGGATAAATACGCAATTCCACATACCTTTAAGGCATCGCCACGGCCAAGTTTTAAGCTTCTGCTTCCGGGCGGCGAAACCCCTGTACTTCTCCGTTCAATGGAGAACTACGAGCGTCTCATTGGCGTCAACGCTGCAAGTATCGCAACTGACGAAACCGATACGACAAGGGCTGAAGTCGCCGAAAAGGCAATGATCAAGCTGCAAGGCCGTGTTCGTGTTGGCAACTGTCCGCAGATCGTTGCAGCATCCACGCCAGAAGGCTACGGCTGGATGTACACCTTCTTTGAGGAGCAAAAAGCTGACAACAAGAAGTTGTATCGTGGAAAGTCAGAAGACAATCCCTATCTTGATCCAGGCTTCGTTGAAGACCTCAAAACAAAATACCATCCACAGCTTATCAAGGCGTATCTCAACGGTGAGTTTGTCAACCTTGAGTCAGCGACCGTCTTCTACGAGTTTGACAGGGCCAAGCATACAACTGGCATCTTTGTGCCAGAACGTAATGAGCGAATCGTATTTGGCGCTGACTTCAACGTTGGTCAGTGTCATGCGGTGTACGGAGTGATTAAGGCCGGACCTGCTGGTCAGCAGCTTCACTGCTTTGCTGAGTCCAAGGTTGCCGATACGTTTGCGCTTGTCGCCCATCTTCGCGAAAAGTATCCGCATCATCTTTCCTCTGGTCTGATCACTTGCTACCCGGATGCCAGCGGCTCACATGATTCCACATCTTCAACCCAGAGCGATCACGAAATCCTCAGGGCAGCTGGTGTGCAAGTCATTGCGGAACGCCGCAACCCACCGATCGCTGAAACACTGGCCCATGCAAACGTTCACATGCACCGTGGGTTGGTGCTCTTGAATCCAACAACCTGCCACAATACAATCAGCTCCGCTGAGCGCTGGTCGTATGACAGTAAAACGTTGAAGCCGAGTAAGGGTGGCGCAACCGATTACTCACATGCTGGTGACGCGCTTCGCTATCTGATTTGGCAGGTGTTCCAGCGGGCGGGAATGAGGACGGGCCATGGCGGTCGTTGGAGGTGAGTCCAATCGCTGCTAGGGTGCAACGGCACCAATAGCATTGTCTCGGCGGGGGCTAACGACACGCTATTGCAACTTCGTTGAAGGCCTCGGGCTTACAGCCTGGGGTCTTGTGCTTCAAACTAGAATACGGTAACTCCCGCTGAACACCATGGCAATCGACGTACCGAATTCGATTATTCTTAGTTCGGACGATCTGCCGATTCCATTTGAGCGGCGAGAGCCTGAAACAGAAAGGGTCTACTCGCAAGTCACGGATGTAGACGCCTATTCGATTGACCAGGCTGAACAGGTTGCCAGGATTCTTCCGATCAAGTTTTGCACGCTCCCAGAGTTCTATCTGGACGAAGCAATCGGCCAGTATATTCCACAAGACTACCAGGAGCATAGCGACAGCTATAACGTTCGCAAGACGCGAGCGATGTCATGCTTTGAGCCGTTCTACTCCCACCTTGTAGACATCATCGTTGGTACGGCGCTTCGCAAGGGCGTGATTCTCCCACAGGAGATGCCGCCTGAATGGGAGGAGTTCTTCAAGAATGCCAATCTTGAAGGCAAGTCGATTACTTCATTCGCAAAGACCCTGTTCACCGAAGCGCTGAATGGCGGCATTGCTGGCTTGATGGCCGAGTATCCCAAGGTTGACGAGAGCCTGTCAAAGGTTGAAGTTCGCAGGCGAAAGTATCGCCCGTACTTCTCGATCATCAAGGTTGAAGATATTCTCGATTGCCGACATGAAAATGGCTCGGTAACTATCAACGGCGAAGTTTCTTACCAAGCTCGCGTTATGTATCTTCGTATCAAGTCGGAGATCCGGCGTGCAAGCGCGACGAACGAGCACTTTGAGGAAGTTGTGCCAACTGTTGTCGTTTACGACATTCCCGTTCAGGAAGATCTGGAGCAGCCTCAGCGCGTAAGGGTGCGGGTCTACGAAAAGAGTATGACCGGTAATCCTAATGAATACTATCTGCCGCCCGAAAACGAAAACTACCTTTCCATCAGTTATATTCCCTTTGTTCCTTGTTACGGCGGCAAGGAGGAGGCTTTCTGCAGGGCAAGGCCGCTGCTGTTTGACATTGCAAGACTGAATCTGCATCACTGGGCAACCTGCGCTGACCTGTCGGAAACGATCCACCTCAACTCTTCACCACTGCTGACGGGTACTGGTGTTCGCCCTGACGACGAGATCTACGCCGGATCCGGCAGAAGCTTGTTCAGCCAGAACGAACAGGCAAGATTCGGGATGATCTCCCCTGGTATGGACGGGGCGGAGACGACCCTGAAAGAGCTTGCCAGGATTGAAGCTTCAATGGATCGCCTTGCAGCTATCGCAATGGCGCCGGGCAAGAGCCAGGTTGAATCTGGCTTTGCCAAGCTGCTCGATCGTTCGCAGTCCGATTCGCAGCTCGCCGTTCTTGTGGGATCGTTGCAGGACTGCATCAATCGCGCTCTGTGGTATGCGTCTGGCTACGAGCCGAACACGTACCCTAAAATTGAAATTGTAATCAGCAAGAACTTCATTCCTGCCAAGCTGCATAGTCAGCAGGTGATGGCGATTAGTTCGCTTTACAAGGATTCTGAAGCAATTCCGATTGGAACCATGCTTGAGATGCTTGAAGCTGGCGAGATGTTTGAAGGCCTACATGGCTTCAATGTCAAGAAACTTCTTGAGAAGATGGGCTTGACCGGAGCCGAGCGCAGGTCCGAGCTGATCGAAAGGTTTAAGTCCGACCCATCTGATGGGGACTCATCTGACGACAGCCCGTCTGATGGCGACTTCGTGCCGGGAACGAACAACGTCCAGAACACCATGGAGGAGGCGGCCGGCCGATCGCTGGAGGGTGAGCCGAACGAGGTGACTGTTGAGTTCCGCGAGTCTTGAGCTACAATTTCGACAGTCACAAGGCAACTGAGTGTCTCAAGAGTCCCCCGCCACTGATCTGACAATTGAAGAGCTGCAGGCCAAGCTGCAAGAACGTGATTCGCAGCTTGCCGCACTGGAGCGAGCGAAGATCGGCCTGCAAGCTGATCTGGTGAAGCGCAAGGGTGTAGAGCGACTGGCCAGGGCTGCTGGCATCGACCTGACCGCCGATGACGCCGAGGACCGGATCTCCGAGCTGCTGAGCGCCGTCAATGGCGAGAGGATGCAGGCCCAGGCCCCGGCGGTCCAGCAGCAGCCTCCGGCCCAGCC